CTGCTTTTCATCCTTCGGTACAAACCACGTCGGCAGATCGAAACCGATACGCCCGCGGATAAACGCGATGTGATCGGCGTCCTCCGGCCACCACACCTCACTGGTAGCAGCCTTAATCAGGAAAACATAACGACCACCCTTCTCGCGCATCGCACTGGCGTGCTGCATGATGTAACGCATGCCGGTGATGTAATGTTCTTCATGTTGGCTGGCGCGGCTGTAGGGTGGATTCCCAAATGCGGCACCGTTAAGTTCCGCCAGGCGTTCTGACCAGTCCTGCGTCAGGGCGTTATCCTCGGCGGTGTAATACGCCTCGCATTTGCTGTTCTCTCCGTCGCTGAACAGGTCCAGCACCAGCGGGCCAAACATCGAATTGATACCCCAGAAAATGTTTTCAGGTGTACGCCACTGATCGCCAACTTCCTTCAGTTCGTGCACCGGCTGGCTACGCAGTTCGGCAAGCTCACGGCAGTATTTATTTGGCATTATTCTTCCCCTACATAACGGCCAGCCAGATAACACTGCCCTTCCGGCGCCCTGTAATTTCCCGCATTGCGAAGACAGGCAGCACGGCGTGAGATATAACGGCTCCGATCCGTATAGCTGATCGCGATATCAAAGGCCTTGAGCCAGACCGATGCAGCCCGGAAATAAAGCCCCTTCGCTTCCAGCTGCTGAGCACAGTCCTCAAATTCAGCCAGTGTCCGCAGATCTTCCCTTGAAAGCGTTTCTGCCAGGGTTTGGTTAGACGGGTAATAAGTCAGCGTCGATTCCTGAAAATCCCGAAGTAACTTACCTTCATCATAAAAACGGCCAAGGCAGCGATTGATAGTGCTGGTGTTGGTTCCCGGCATGGCTTTGGCAATTTCGCGATAATTGCAGCCAGGGTTTTCGATGACATACTGCAAAACTTTCGATGCGATGCTCATCCGCGAAACCCCTCCGGAATGGTGTACGCCACGTCCTGGTGACTCGAACGGAACACCGCTGAATCAGGAAGTTTGCTGCGCTGGCCCCATGTATCGCGTGCTGGACGTCCGGCGGAATCCCACTTACTCGCCGACTGCAGATAGCCCGGGAACTTGCTCGGCAGGAAGAGCGTTGACGGGCGGAGGTACTCTGCCATTTTCAGGTCAGAGCCCCACTTCTCGACGCTGTAATCCACGACAAGTAACAGTTCCTCAGGTGTAAACCCATCCGCCAGGCGGGCACGGATGTTTTCCAGAGATGATTTGCAGACCTGGTACCGGGATCCGGTGGTCTTGTTCAGGTGAGATAAAACCTGTTTTGCCTGGTCAGTGATTACGACTGCAGGGTCGGGTTGCTCAGCAACCTGACAGGAAAGTTTTTTATCTGATGGATCATGTTTTGATTTTACTGACGGATCCCCGCCAGATTCTGACGGGTCAAAAGCACCTTTTTTGCTGGATTCTGATACCTCAAATTTTGACGGGTCAGATTTTGATGCGTCAGATTTTGACGTGTCAGAATCTGACAGGTGAGACAATGCGGCCGCCTGAAGCTTTGCCACATTAAGCTGGTAAATATTGGAGGCGTTGCGGTTGCCCTGGCGGCGCTGAGTACGTGAAAGCCAGCCGTCTTTCTCCAGTTTGGCGATCGCCGTACGGACAGTGCTTGGCCCGGCCCCGAGCTGGCGCGCAATGGTTTCTATCGAAGGCCAGCAAACGCCTTCGTCGCTGCTGAAATCGGCCAGGCGAGCCATGATAGCCACACTGGATAACTTCATGCCCGACGCCGCGCAGCCGTCCCACACGTAGCTGCTTAATTTAGTGCTCATGATCGACTATTTCCCTGAACTTGCGCTGGAATTGCTCGAGCGGACTGAAGCACTCTCCATGCTCGTAACCTTCCCGCAGATAGATAACGCGGCGGGTTTCAGGCTCCCAGCGGATAACTTTGACGGGCACGCCGTAATGGTCCCGGAACCATCGGTTAAGCTCTCGCATAAGGCTTTTGCCCTCCGGTAGTAGACCCCCACGATTGCGACAGCCCGACTGTGGTTACACGGAACCCAGCGGTTTGATAATCTGCGCTCATACCGAAACAACGGAACGCCCGGCACCGGGATCATCCGCAGTTGCGGTAAGCGGCGATAAGCCGTTAAACTGTTCATGCGTTAGTTCTCCACTGATTACGACACGCCACGGCGCCCGGAGCTGCACACTCGCGGGCGTCACTATTTTCTGGTTCGCAATAAACGCGGGATATTAAATTCAGGAAGGTCATCAGCGTTACGCGAAACCGATAAGCGATTTCGTTAAGGCTTTTCCATTCAGCGCGCGTCACCACGTCATCCTCGGTATACTGACGATACGCATTAACCAGATCGCCCAGTTGCCCCACCAGCTCCGCCAGTTTGATCCCAATCTCTTCGTTGGCATCTTCGCCAGTCGCGCCAGGAATGTGCATACCGTTATCAGTCTCAAGCGAGATGTAATCAGCAAGACAAGTCACGCCCGCAGCTCGCTGAAGTACCAGTGCCCACTCAAGCGGGAAAATTTGATCGCCACCAGCGCGTAGGCGGTTGAATATCGCGTCCTGGCTAACGTCGAGAACCTCCGCCGCCTCTTTGTACCCTCCCGGAAATGCCGCGATAATTTTTCTGACTACCGCGACATACGAATCGGTTTGTTTCTCTACCTTCCAGTGCTCTTTGCCCACGGTTAACCCCTTCTTACTGTGGTTACTATTACGCCGCCGTCTCGTTAGGCTTGGAGTAAAGGGCGGGTTCAACTTTTAACGCGCCTTTCGTTATGGTCTGGATTTCAAAAGCGCGACCTTTAGGAATGACGTTTCCCCAGCCAGAAACAGATGCGTGAGAAATACCTAAAATCCTTGCCAAATTGCTTACGCCACCAAAGTAGGAAAGCACTTCATCTTTGTTCATACAGCCCTCTCATGTAGTTATTGGGAACACTGCGATAGTAGGATATCTTACATATGGAGGTCAAGGACTCCTACCTCAAAAGATGGTAGGATTACCTACATGAAAATGAATGATCGCATCCGTGCGCGCCGAAAAGAGCTGAAGTTAACTCAGGCTGTTTTAGGGAAACTTGTCGGCGTTAATCGAGTAACAGTAACTGGATGGGAATCTGGTGATTATGCACCTGGCGGCTCAAACCTTCAGGCGCTTGCCGCTGCTTTAAAATGCAACCCGCAATGGCTCATTGATGGTGCTGGAGATCCAGAAAGTGACGCACCGGCCATGCGACCAACAGATAAATTTGGAGTTAAGCAGATCCCTGTCTTGTCGTGGGTACAAGCTGGTGAGTGGACTGAGTCCGGGATGTCTGTAACGCAAGATGATATCCACGAATGGATATTCACTACAGCCAGCATCTCTGATGAAGGCTTTGCATTACGCGTTCGTGGTGACTCAATGACTAATCCTAATGGAGCCCCAAGTATTCCAGAGGGCTCTCTTGTCATCGTAGACCCAGATTACGGCAGCCCTTACGAAGTAAACGGACGGATTGTTGTAGCAAGGATTGACGGATCTACGGAAGCAACGTTAAAAAAGTTTGTTATTGATGGCCCTCTTAAGTATCTCGTTCCACTCAATCCCAACTATCGAGTACTTGAGGTCAACGGCAACTGCAGATTAGTTGGTGTCGTAAAACAAGTAGTGACTGATCTCTAATCTTTCCAATGAAGCCGCATACAGCGGCTTTTTTTTACCCCTCAATGTAAGTTTTCCTACTTTTAATATTGACACCTCAATGTAAGATACCCTACATTAAATCCATCAACAGCGAACAGGCAGAACGCTAACGAAGTCGCCGCCGATGGCATATGAATAACCGGATGATTCGCACATAACAGGAAAGAGCACTGGTTGGAACGCACATAGAAGCTTCGTTGTCCGGGCCAGTGGCTGGGGAAGAATCCAGTACAAACCGACCGGCGGCCAGATCGGTGCCAGGTTACGCAGTGCTCTCTCCGTTGTGGTGAATTGCAGCCGCGCCGACGGCAACCAGAAGACAAGCGCCTGGCCCACAACCTCATAAAACCAGGCAGTTGTGTAGTTGTTTGGCGGTACCAGAGTTATCCCTTGAAGTCGCTGGTACCGCCCCTTTTTTACGCAACACACAAGAGCATCACCGGATGACGGGCTCATTCCCCAATCCATCCGGGCGGTTGCAGCCGCAGGTGCTCTTTTGTGTTGTGTGGAGAAACTAACCGGCGGTGGCAGCCGCCTTTCTGAGGGTAAAACCGATGAGTAATGAACGTTTAACCAAAGTCCCTGATTTTCTGGGCGAGCTGGACGGCGGAGTATTTGAGAACAAGATCGCCGCCGCGCTAAGCGAGGTCGCTTTCGGCGTCCTGAACAACGGGCAGAAGGGAAAAGTAACCCTGACGTTTGAAATTGACCGCATGAGCAACTCGGTCGAAGAGAAGCGCGTAAACATCAAGCACAAGCTTTCCTATGTGCGCCCTACCCCGCGTGGCAAATCCTCGGAAGAGGACACCACCGAAACCCCAATGTACGTGAACCGTGGCGGCAAGCTGACCATCCTCCAGGAAGATCAGGGCCAGTTATTCACTCTCGCTGGTGACGCCGACGCGAAACTGCGCGCCCAGCAGTAAATCATTCAACAACATTTCTTAAGGAAGAATCATGTCCCATTCTTTAGACGCATCGGCGATCGAAAAAATTCGTGAGATTACGCTGACTCAGTTGCTTGAAGAAAAACTGGCTGGCGCTGATTGCCCGGCTGCGGCTGTACCTGCAGGCGTGAACGTGCAAACCCTTGAGCACTTGTCTCTGGAGCGCTTTCGTTTCCGCGGGAAAATGCAGACCAGCAGCATAGAAGATTTTGTTACCTATTCCACTGGTTACGCTGCTGATGGTACCCGCTGCTTTATCAATGCTGACGATATGCTTGCGATCGCCGTCTTCAACCTGGGCACCCTGTCCAATCCAGGACACGCCGATAACACCGCGCGCCTGACTCTGAAGAAAACAGCGCCGTTTTCCGCGCTGCTCAACGTAAACGGTGATCGTCACAGTCAGAAAGAACTGGCTGAATGGCTCGAAGACTGGTACGAATACCTGACCGGCTTTGATTCTGACGGGCAGGTGATCGACGCCAAAAAATCGGCGGCTGCTGTTCGCAAAATCACTATCGAATCCATTCAGAAAGCTGATTTTGAAGATAACGATTTCAGCGGTAAGCGCTCGCTAATGGAAAGCGTTGAAGCGAAAACACAGGACATCATGCCGGTGGCTTTCGAATTTAAGTGTGTGCCGTTTGAAGGCCTGGCCGAACGTCGCTTTAAGCTGCGCCTGAGCATCCTCGGCGGCGACCGTCCGATTCTGGTGCTTCGCATCGTGCAGCTGGAAGCCCAACAGGAAGAAATGGCCGCCGAATTCCGTGATCTGCTGGTCGGGAAGTTCAAAGACAGCCAGGTTGAAACCTTTATCGGTACGTTCAGCGCTTAATTACGTTGCCTTAAATGCCCCGGAAAGGGGCATTTAGTGAAGCGAAGTTAAATAAATCATCGCCTCCGGCGAGGGATTCGCTCAACCAAAATTCAGGCGCGGTGCAGCGCGTAATAACGGAGAACAAGCGTGAATAAGAAATTACATAAACTAGATTTAACAGATAAAGCATCGGCCCGATTAACAACGAAACAGCTTATTGGAGCTGCACATCATGCAGCACGTTACCTTCCGAAAGCCTCTGGGGAGCTCGTCACTGAGTTGGCATCACGTTTGGATGTAACTCAGGTGGCATTAGGCGAGTCGTTGAACATTCGTAACACTCTCGTGGCTGAGAAGGCGGCACTGGTCAATGTGCTCGATGGTGCGAAGAAGGGTGAGCCTTCTCTTGAAACAATGGAACGCGCATTTCGTGAATATTGTGACATTCCGAACGTGCGCGAAGGGTTACTGCAAATGTGGCGAATTATGCGTGATGACGTCTTTAGCAGTGCGCAGGCATGCAAGGAGAGGAAGCGACCAAAAAAGTAGATTACTGTGGTCTTTGTTTTGACTGGGCCCGCAATGGTTGCGGGACCTGTATTTTTAAAGAGTGACCGGGTGCAGCCGGTAAAGTGGAGAGGTAACAATGGGACAGCTTGTTGCTATCAATGAATGGGCATCTGGCCCTAACGGTTTTAAAGAGCCGATCAGTCGCGCGGCACTGCATAAGATCGCTAAGACCAGGCAAACCTACCCACCAGCAATAAAGCAGGGCCGCCGGTGGGTTGTGGACGAAGATGCTCGGTTTATAGGTTTGGTAGGCAGGGTTGAGATAACTTCAGGTATTTCAGATCAGGCCCGCCAGTTAGTGGAGAAAGCTCTCAATGGCTGCCCGTCCCAGAAAACACAATATTGATATACCTAACCTGTACTGCAAGTTAGATAAAAGAACCTCAAAAATCTACTGGCAGTACAGACATCCAGTCACTGGCGTTTTCGTCGGGTTCGGGCTGGATGCTGACGCCGCGAAGGCCGCAGCAATGGAAATGAACAGGATTATAGCTGAACAAGAAACGCAGCAGTCCTACGCGCTTATTGATATGGCAATAAAAGCAAACACAAAGAAAGAACCGGGAATTAGAGTTAATAGCTGGATCAAACGATATAACGAAATCCAACAGGAACGAGTCGACAATAAAGAACTATCTAGCAGCACCCTAAAAAGTCGAAAATCATGCGCATTAATCTTTGAAAAGAGAGCATCACATTTACGACTGGTCGACGTGGACACAAAAGTTATAGCAACGCTCATTGATGAATATAAATCGAGCGGAAAAGCTCGCATGGGGCAATTAATGAGAGCAGTTTTAATAGATGTATTTAAGGAAGCTCAGCATGCGGGAGAGGTACCGCCAGGCTATAACCCTGCCCTTGCTGTTAAAAACCCAACAGCTAAAGTTCAGCGCAGCCGAATGACGCTGGAGCAATGGAACCTAATATATAAGTCTGCTGAAAAGTATGCCCCTTGCTTACAAAACTCTATGCTGCTTGCCTTATTAACTGGACAGCGTCGCGGTGATTTAGTCGATCTTAAATTTGCTGATGTTTGGGATGGGTACCTACACATAATACAAAATAAGACCGGTGCAAAAATTGCTTTACCATTAACACTACGCTGCGAAGCGATAGGCTTATCTCTTTCTGAAGTAATCGCGCGATGCAGGGATCGTGTCATCAGCCCTTATCTGCTTCACCACGTCAGAAAGCACTCAACCATCGATGCCGGAGATCCTGTTACTGAGGGAACTATTACGCGTATGTTTATGGAGGCAAGGAACGAGGCCAAAATCAACTGGCCAAAAGGTACCACTCCAGCCTCCTTCCATGAACAACGCTCACTGTCTTCACGCCTTTATAAAGAACAGGGAGTCGATGTTAAAACACTTTTAGGTCACAGCACAGATGCAATGAGTGAACAGTACAGGGATGATCGCGGGCTTGACTGGAAAAAATTAGTCATTTAG